AAATTTATTTACAAAAGTAATCTTGAATGGTTGATATTTGCACTCCTGGATATTATCAACTGTGAGCTTTATAACTCCATTATCTGTATCAATATAAATAGTATCAAAATCAAATAAAGTAAAATCATCTACAAAATCTTGCAAACATGAACTGTCCTCAAAAGTTCCTCCATCTTGAATCACTCTATTTTCAAACTCATCTGCACCATTAATTCCATTAGTTACGTATTCAATCTGCTCATCACTTTCTAAGCTACTGCTTATTGCTTTAGTATATACCAGCTCTCCATTAAGCTCATAAGTTACTTGATTTGCTGTTGAAGTATCAACTGGAATAACTGCTGGTGCATCATCAAGTTTAACATCAATATTGTTGCTTTGTAAAAGTCCAGAATCATTTTGTGGATTGGCTTCATCTTCATAATATCCATAACCATCAAAACCAGTTAATTGAGTATAACTTGAGAAGCTACCAGCTACTCCAGAAATGTAATTCTTTGTTCTATAATCAACCCAAACGTTTAAGGTTTCGTAATCTCCATCAAAAGTCTGTAGCAGATAATCTCTTACAATCTCTCCGATCTCAAATGTTACATTTTCTGTTATAGCAAATGAAGTCAATTGAAACAAATTACTTCTGTCTGTCGTTTGCGTTCCAGTATAAACATACAATTCCATATCAACTTGCGTTAAATTTGTTGCAGATATATTCACGTAATACGGACTTCTTGCATTAATCTTTGACATTTATTTCTCTTTTAAATTTATTTGTATCTGTTTTTCTATTCCTATTGAATAAGCTTTTACAAGATCATCTGGAAGTCTTTTGAATGCCCTCTCAAATGGCTTTGTAAAAAACATACTCGCTTTTATTCCAGTGCTGTAAACGCTTCTTGTTATAATGAAAGAAGTTTGCTCATAACTCAAAAATCTTCCTTTCTTATCTCTAAACTGTATCCCCTTTCTACGCACCCACTTATCAATGCCCTTAGTCAATCCACCTTTCTTTCCAGTCTTTCTACCAAATTTATATGGACTGTTTGGAGCTTTAATGCTTTTATCTTTTCCTTGAACACCCTTATCTACAAAATCTCCGTAATCAGCCATTTTAAAAGCCATAGACGTTTCTTTTGCACTTTGGGATACCTCATACCCTAAACTATTGTATAGCTCCTTAGAAGCGTTCTTTTTGCCTTTAGTTAAGTTGCTTCTGCTTTGCTGAATCACATACTTTGCAAACTTATTCAATTCATCTCTTAAGTATTTCTCTGCTAACATATATCAATATCATTCCTCACAAAGACATCAAAAGTTGCTGCCCAACCAGCAAGACGATTCTCGAAACGCTCGTAGAATGGCTCAAGATTTGCATCTCCATCCAGTTGATATTGATCCGAGTAAAGAACTCCTTTTCTTAAAACCATTACCAGCTTATTAAGAACTGCAAGTTGAGTATTCAAAATATCTTGTTCATTATTGTTACCCCTAAATATATCACTTGTTTCCTCTTTGCTTTCATCAACAATATCCATTGCAAGAATACTTACGTTAAACGTTAGTGTTTGCTCTTGTGTGCTTACGTTGTTTATGATTATGTGGCACAAAGGAAAGATACTCTGCTTTGATAAATCAATGTCATAAATATCTCCAGTGGTTACTGTATTTACATTGACATCATTTAGAAGCTGGTTTTTGATTGCTTCTGTTAATAGATAAAATCCTCTTACTCCTGTATTGCTCATTTGAATTTACTTTTTATTTGTCTGGCTTCCAACTCATTTTTTTCTTTAGAGAAAGTCAAAAATGTTAAACATTCATGCACATTTAATTTAGTGATATGTTCAAATTTTGTAATATCTCCGTTAGCGATTGCAAAGATGGAGTTGTACCATCCCCATTTTCTTGTGAAATTAGATACTCCGCTAAAATCTGCTCGTTCTTCTTGTCCAAAGAGTTGATCATAACTGTAGACAAGTCCCTCCCTAAATTGTAAAAAAAAACAACAGCACCAAGCACTGCATCTAAAGGAAACTCTTTTGCAATCTCAAAACTATCTGGATTGTATTCTTTTATGAAATATCTGTTTCCTCTCTTCATCTCCATTGGTCTAAACAGAACGTTTACTGCTCTGTGCAAATTATCATTATCTCCAATAAAAGTATCCAAGTCAATATACTCTCCAAACGTCATATCTTCCAGTGATGGAATAAATCCATACTCTTGTCCATTTAATTTGAAGCTATTAATGAGCTGGTGCTTAGTATCAAACATGTTGTTTATGATTTCAGATATCTCTGTAATATCAGTCGCTCTCATTCCTCTTACTGCTTCCTTTGGTACATTGCAGAAAATTTCAACTGCTTTCAACTGGAGCTCTGCTTCTGGAAGCTCACTCAATTTAACAAACTCTTGATATTGTCCAAGAGTAATCTCATTCAAGGAAGTTGGTATTGTAATTTTGTAATTCATATTCTTGTGCTTATTAATATATAAACATTTTAATAATTTTTTAGTGATTAATGGACAGCATATTTACCAAAGTTCGGTCTGCTTAATAATGAGTAAGTTGCGTATCTGACTGCATCAATAATATGGTTGTTCTTATCCACTGGTTTATTTGTTAGCTTTCCACTTCTGTCCTCTTGCCATTTATAGTTTCTAAACTCCTGGATTGCATTGTCGCTATCCTTAGTGATATGTATTTTAAATCTCTTCAATAAATCAATCCCAGCATTTACAGAGTCTCTTCCGTTTAAGCTTGGTTGGATATTGTGACCCATTCTCCTCAACTCATCAATCAATCGTGGCTCTGCTGAATCAAAAAAGATTGTATTCCTCCCAACTCCTACTTGTTTAAAATGGTCGCTTAAATCCTTTGTTGTCATCATCGTTCTGTAAAGATGCTCTTGGATATATAGATTGTAATCTTTCTTATATACAGATACTAAAGTGCTTGGGTCATTTGTATATCCAGCATCAGCTCCAAAGCTCACAAACTCTGCATCATCTGGAATCTTATCAGTTTCATAATACTTGAAGATAGTTGCTTTACTGATTCCTCTCTGTCCAAGTCCGTATATTTGCCAGTATTGTTCATCTGTTTCTCTTAAACGCTCAATCTCCTCAACAATGCTCTTCTCCAGGAATGGATTGTCTAAATAAGTTGTTCGATAAAAGTCAGCATCATCTCTTGGAATAACCTTGTCATATATCCAGTGGTATTCATCAGATGGATTGTAATCAATTATGATTTTCTCTTGCGTTCTGAATACTAACTGTTGCCAATCTTCATAGTCAAGCTCATTGGCTTCATTAATAAACAAGATATCTCTTTTGCGACCTCTTATCTTTTGCGGTTGATCTACAGAAATAAATTCAATGAGATTTCCATTGAGCTTGTATTCACTATTTGATTTATTATGATTCTCCTCTCTATATAGTCCATACTGCTTCAATATAGTCAAGAAATCACGCATTACAGTTGCTCTAACGCTTGGAAAAGTCTTTCTGCAAATAGTGATTGTTCTTCCTTTTGAAGTTAAGCAATAGTCAAAAACAAGGAAGAGTAAAACATTCCAAGTCTTTCCACTTCTTGTTCCACCCTCGTGTATTGCTATCTTGCCAGTGCTGTTCTGCAAATGGCGGTAGACAATGTTAGTCTGTATCTTTGATTTTGTCAATTATCTCAATTTTAAAATCAGTAGGCATTCCATCCGCTCCAGTTATTTCTTGTCTTTCAACGTATCCTCTTTTCTTTGCTTTGCTCTTTAAATAGAAGATAATTTCTGCGGTTTTTCCTTTTTCAATATTTTTAAACAACTTGCTTTCCACAAAATCAATAGCAATGTCTTGGATATCATTTACTTGTTGAGCAAATTCTGGATCATCTTTTAACCATCCATAAAAGGTTGTTCTTCCAACTCCAACTTTCTTACATGCAGTTGTTACCACACCCAGAGATTTCTCCAGTGCTTCAATTATTGCTTTTTTATGTTGTTCAGTTTTGTTCATAACTTTTATATATTGTATCCTTATTTTTTGTAACTTTACATTAATATTTTCATTCTATTCACATGCGGTGGTAGTTTAAAAGTAAAATACTTGGCATCCAGTCAAGAGATGGCGTTCATATCGACCTCACCGCTCTAAGTTTCCCTCCTCTCCTGGAGGGTTATTTTTTCCCCTTTATACATACCAGCTCCAAGCTTATCAATCATTTTAAAGTCTAATATCTCTGGCACTATTTTACAGCTTTTATCTATTAAGAGAATGTATCTGTTTTGGAATCCCTCAAGAGCTTTAGCTCCATTAAAGTCATACTTGCTATCTCCACGCTTTGCAACTACTTCTCCATTTGCGAGTCTATATATTGTTCCGTTTTTATTTATTTGTGTTAGCTTGAATCCGCTGGCTCTATATATTGTTCCATCTCCGCACTGCGTTGCATCCGAGTAGCTTAATATCCATTTAATCTGCGGTGCATTCTTTTTGATCATGCGGATACTGATTGCAATACATCTACTCTCTGAATACTTTGGAAGATAATCATCAAAAGCCATTCTGTTGAGCTCCAACATCTCATTCCATCTCTTGTTTATATCAGTTTCTCCAGAATCCACTAAAGGAAGAACGTTTCTTTTATCCATTGGACTTCCATAGCTCATTACTCCATGCAGTTGGTTATCCAGGAAGCATCCAAAGTGCAGACTGCTCATATTAACAACCTTTCCAGAATAGTGATGTTTCTTTACAAAAGCATTCGCTACTTTAGAGTTTATAACTTTGACGATTATTTCCTTTGCTCTACCCATTGACTTACTAATAAATATAAGGCATTCCCATTTGAGTTCTCATTCCCAAATGTTTCAACGTATTTGAACTCTTCTGTTTGTCTTATTTCTTTGATTGCTTCCTTTATAAACTCCACTTGCTTATCTGCAAGAGTATAAGTCTGCTGTTGAAATGGCTCTTTCTCTCCATCTGGAAGTGAGAAAGCATCACTGGTTTCAATGTCATCCATATTCTGCCAGTTATCCATACCCCAGTCCTCAAGCTCAACGGAGTTCCATTCATTAGCCAATAAATCCCAATCCCACTCTCCGAAGTTTACATTGTCTTTTACGACAAACTCTCTTTCTTGCATTGGAGTAAGATTGTCGGCTTTCATGATCCAGACTTCTTTCAATCCAGCTTCTTTACAAGCTCTCAATCTCATATTACCTCCAAGCACAACCATATCACTGTTCACGACTATTGGACGAAGCTTGAGCATCTCTGGAAACTCTTTAATGCTTTTAACAAGTTTATGATATTTTGTATCCCTTATGATTCTGGGATTGTCTGGATTCTTTATTACTTTTCTTATATCAATCAGTTCCATACTTATATATAAATTTTTTCTTATTATTTTAGAACATTCTAATTTGACGTTTATGTTGTTCTATTCTTTTTATAGCTGCATTGTAGTAATCTTTGTCAAGTTCACAAGCTGTTAAATCATATCCTAAATTATGACAAGCTATTGCTATTGAGCCACTACCCAAATGCGTATCAAGTATTTTATCTTCTTCCTTTGCGTAGTTCATTA